GGCAGGGCGGGCCGTGTGGCCTGCTCTGCCTGTTTTGCTGTCTGCCGCTGTTCTCTCTTCTCAGCGGCGGCGGGGTCATCCAGTGTGGGCGACGCTGGCGGCGATCTGCTCCACAGCTCCACGTTTCACGGAATGCCGCCGGGGTGCTTTTCACGGGGTAGCGGGGCGGTACTTTTCGCCGTGCCGGAAGGGGGATATACTCTCCACCTAACGGGATTGAGAAGCAGGTGTAGGGCTTTAACCTAGTAGGCTATAGCTCTCCCCAGTAACCCCCTATAGTCCCCCTTCTTCCCCGGATTCCGCCGGGGTGAAACCATCGCGGGCCATTCTTTCGGCGCAAGCCTGTAAAATATAGGCTTGCACGCTCTGCCCCGCCGCCACCGCTGCCGCCCGGATTTCTCCGCCGCGTTCTTTCGGGGGGCGAATCTGGATTGAATCGCATTTTGCAATATATCGACTATTTGTGATTTTCTTTTTTTCTGAGATTGGCATTATATCACCTCTTTTCGCGCCTGCGTTTATTATAGCAGATTCGGCGGCATTCCGCCATGCAAAATTGCACAAGCATTCCGTCATGTTTTTGTGCAAAAAGTAGATTGCATTCCGTCATGCTTGACAATGGCATTCCGTCATGCTAAGATTATGCCACAGCAAGCGCCACGGCGAACAGCCGAAGCGGTTGCGAGTCTGCGAAAGGAGAAAAGCACACATGAGCGCAAAGTTTTTCGAACTTCCCGAATCCACTAAGCGCGCCATTTGGGCCGCCCTGCTGGTGCGGTGGGCAAAGAAAAAGCCCGCCACCCGCTGAGCAGGTGACAGGCTGCAAGATGACATTTTGCACAACCTCATCTTGTAGCCAGTTTACCACCGAAAGGCGGTAAAGTCAAGCGGATGCCCCGGCAGGGCCGCACCGCTCAAACAAAGCGGCCCCGCCCCACTACCCCGGAAACATCCGGGAGAACATCCCGAACACCAACACCACAAACCAAAGGAGTTTACACCATGCGTTACCAAATCGTTTACATGAAGCGCGGTTTTCCCCTCACCACTTGGGCAGATGATGCCGACCGGGCGCAGCGGTTAGCTGCACAACTCCGCCGGGCTGGTTATTCCGTTGATGTGTGGCAGCACACCGACGAAGGCGCACGAAAGACTAGCCTTTGACCCCCGCCGGATACTCTAGCAGGGTTGCACCGTAAAGCAGCCCCGCCCCACTACCCCGGCAGCCCGCCGGGAATTTTGAGAACTGAATACAGGAGGTTTTACACCATGACCAACGAGCGAATTATCTTCAACGAGGTTTGCACCCACTACGACGCCCTCCAGCGTCACGATCTGGTGAGCCGCTTCTATACCGCCGAACAGGTGGAGCGCTACACTGCCGGGCTGAAATTCGAGCCGGACGGCAACGGCAACACCCCCGACCCTGTAGAGGCCGCAGAGGCTTTCTTGTGCTCCAAACTGTTTCACACTTGGGCAGAGTGGCACAAGGAAGGGTTGACCGTTAAGAAGGGTGAGAAAGCCGCGATCACCTGCGAGCTGTGGAAACTCAGCGACAAGAAGAAGCAGCCCAAGCCGGACGCCGACGAACTGACCAAAGCCGCCGCCGAACAGGATAAAGGCTACTACTACCTTGCAAAGGCCCATCTTTTCCACCGTGGGCAGGTCGAGAAACAGCAGCCCCGGCCCGTCGGGCGGTTTAAGAGTCTCGATGACATCCGGGCCTATAACAAAATGCTGGCCGACCAGCGCAAAGCCGCCAAGGCTACCGCCCAGCAGGACAAGCCCCAGACCGAAAAGGCAAAGCCTGCGCCGGCCCCGAAGCAGGAAACAGCCACCAGCGCCGCCGATCTCAAAAAGGCAGAGTGCAAGGCGATGCACGAATTTATGGCCGTGTCCGCAGAAGACCGCCCCGCCCAAGCGAAAGCGCTGGCAAAGTGGCGCGAGGCCCGGCAGGCCGGCGCCGATGTAGAGAAAACACCGAAGAGCGCCGCTCCTGCCCCCGCACCGAAACCCGAAGCAAAACCACAGCCCCAAGCAGCCCCCGCACCCAGCGCAGACAACGCCCCAGCATACTGTGAGCAGACTTCTTTCTGCTGAATGGGACACCCTAGCAGGGCCGCACCCAGAAAAGCGGCCCCGCCCCACCACCGGCACCCCGCCGGGACGATTTGAAAAAACAGAATAGGAGGCAATGCCATGAAACTTTCTACCAACTTCACCCTTTTCGGCCTCAATGTCAAGGCGATCCAATCCTACCTCAAGGAGCAGGCCAAGGACCGGCGCGGCGTCCGTGTCACCCGCCGTGGCGATCTGGTCTACATCATCACGGCATACACCGCGTTTAAGCTGCCCGCCGTCCTGTACCCCGATGTGATCCAGCCCGTGACGCTCCGCGAATGCCCCGCCGACGGCGTGACCATCATTTCTGCCCAGTACGGTTTTGAGGCGGAAGAGAACGCGCCGGATCTGGTGGACATCTTCAAGAACCACGCCCCCAATGAAAAGCCCGTGGAGCGCACCCCGTTTTTGCAGGACATCCCCACCGGCAAGAAGAAAAGCGGCCTTGCAAGGCTTTTCCACATCGGGACAACGCCCATCTTGATAAATGCCGACTATGACAGTATGGTGAACCCGGTGCAATTCACCTACCACGGCACGACGCGCGGCCATTCTCCCGTCTACGCCATCAGCGCCAGCGACCCGACAATCTCCGTTATCATGCTCCCCATCAAGCCCACCGCAGAGGTGGAAGCGCTCTGCAAAAAGATGTTTTCCGAATGACCCGCAAGGCCGACGGCATCCCGCCGCCGCTGGTGCAAGCCCAGCCGCCCCGCCGGGGCGGGCGCTCATGGGTCCATACCCAGACACAACAGAATAACAGGAGGTTTTACCATGTCTTGCATTCAGCTTTCCGAAAAACACATTGCCGCCGTCGCTCACGGTCTGGCTTTTATCCTCAACGGGGCCGGCGGTATGTGCCACCTTGCCGCATCCTACGAGCTTCCGGAGCTGTACGACGCTCTGAGCGCCTGCCGGTATCCGCATGACTTTCTCTTTGATGACCGCAAAATCTACGCCGTTCTCTACAAGCTGAACGAGGCCGCATACACTGGCCGCTACCACGTGGAGGCAGCCGACGCCGAAGATTTTCCCATCATGCCGACCGTCTTCCCCCACCTGCTCCATCTTCTCGACTGGAACGAGGGGCGCTATACCATCGACCGCGATTTCTACGCCTTCGTAAAGCTGCTGGACAGTTTCATCTACCAGTGCAACGAGGACGCCACCCGGAACAATCCCGTTCTAAAGGCTCTTTCCGGCACTTCCCGCGCACTGTATGCATTCATCGCCCAGAACTCCGTCGAATATAACGACGCCGAATGGATCATCTGACCCGCCCCGGATACCTCAGCAGGGCCGCACCGGACACAAAGCGACCCAGCCCCATACCCGGCACACTGCCGGGATAATTTGAAAACTGAATATGGAGGCTTTTATCATGGCTATCATCAATGAATCTGCTGCCCGCATTGCAAAAGAGCTGTCTTCTTTCTCTGATTACGAAGCGGGCAGCGCCACCGCCAGTTACAACGCTCAGTGCGCCGAAGCTGCCGCGATCCTTGAGCAGGTCAAGCCCAAGTGCGCCACCGCAGACCAGCGAGAGCGGGCCGAATGGCTCTACAACCGTTACTGCACCGTTCTGGCTGAGGCTATCAACCGTAAAAACGAGATTGGAACCCGTTGCCCGTCCGTACTCATCTGCGGCCCTGCAAATTTTCCTGTTCGCAAGAAAGAGAAACAGGTAGCCGCATGGGACGCCAACCTCGAGAATTTCCGCAAAGCAGAGCACTATTTGCAGATGCTCAAGCGGGCGCACACATTCGCGGTCAAATCCGATGACCCCGAAGTTTTGAATTTTCTCCACGCCAAACTCGACCAGCTCCAAGCCGCCCACCAGACCATGAAGGACGCGAATGCCTACTACCGCAAGTACAAAACGCTTGACGGCTGCCCCGGCGTTACCGCCAAAGAGCGGGACTGGCTTGAAAACGGCCACGCTTTCGCCAGCGGCTCCCCGCTTTCGGTCTATGGCTGTCCATACCCGACCTATGCTCTGCAAAACAGCAACGCGACCATCAAACGCACCGCTGAACGGATCAAGAAGCTGGAAGCGGTCAAGGCTACCCAGCCCGTCGAGGATGACCGCGACGGCTACACCTACCGGGAGAACGTCGAAGCAATGCGTGTCCAGCTTGTTTTCGATGGCAAGCCCGACGATGAGACTCGAACTCTTTTGAAGCGCAATGGTTTCAAATGGGCGCCGTCGCAGGGCGCTTGGCAGCGCCAGTTAAACGACGCTGGCAAGTACGCCGCTCACCGCGTCATGGAAGTTCTGGACGGCCAGCAGTAAACGGATACTCCGACAGGGTTGCACCGTAAAGCAGCCCCATCCCAGCCCGCAAGGGTACACCCGCCGCCGGCTCCGGTATATATACCAAGACCGGCCTACCCAAAAACTCGAATCCCTACCGGGACGAGCGATAATACATAACATAGAGGTATCCCACATGAAACTCAAAGAGACCCGCATTCTTGACGCTGAGGGCGCACGTTATGCCTGCATCGCCAACCACTACTGCACCCGCTGCGACTGTGAAGAATATGACCGCATCCTGACTGATGCAGACTCCTCCAGCCGCAAGCCGGGCGGCATCACGGTCGATGATCTGGCCCGTATCGCGGAGGCCATCAAGGCCGTCAGCGAAACGGACGATGATGTTCCCGCCATTGCCTTTGCGCTGTCCTGGCGCACCACTTCCCACTTTGAGCAGGTGTAAACCCTTGCCCTAGTAGCCCGCCGGGACATCTTGTGTTATACTGTTCTTGACTCAAATATGCGTTTTTCTGTGATTATGCTCCCAAAATGCGCATATTTGTATCAAATTCCGGTTAAATGTTCAAAATCGAGGTGTTTTTGTGAGTGAACCCGAATTTTTTGCTCCTTGGCGCATCGTTGGCGCATTTGGCGACGGGGCGCGGCTGACGTTCGATGGTCTGACCGAACAGCAGGCCATTGATGCAATGGGCGCCGCCCAAGCCCAGCACGGCGATATTATATGGTGGGATCGCGTGACCGATGTGAACTACGAAGATGGGCAATACTACAAAACGCTGCCGCAGCCGCCAGTTGTAACCGTTGTTGACTATGACGGTTACGCCGGCCCGCTGGATGAGCAGGGCTTCCCCGTCGGCCTGCTTGACCGCATCGCCAAAAAAGGCACACAAACGGACCCAGACAATCCCAGAATCATCATCAAGCGCAATGCTCCCAAGGACGAAAACAACGCATAAAGAACAATACCCGGCAGGCCGCACAGCCCGCCGGGTATTTCTTTGCTCATTTTTCATCATTCCGGGGATTCGAGTTGTTTTCCCACGGCGCTTTCAGATTTTGCGGAAATTCTGCACATACGCACAAAGCCGCTTGGCCTAATTTGTCTCTATATCATAGAGTCCGTCGCGTTCCTTCTGAACAGCTCCACACGTTTTGCCTATCCCCTACCGGGGCGGGCGGTTTTTCCGCTCACTCTATTTACGCGCGTTATATGCGCGGGCGCGAATCTCGTCGGCCTGCATCATGCTGTCAAGCCCCTCCACAAACCGCAAAACGGCCTCCGCCTTTTTCCGCTTCGTATGGGATACGCTGTATCCGATTTTTTGGGCTGTTTCCTCAAAACTGTGGCCACAAAGGCATACCTCGTTGAGGACTTCGGTGTACGCAGCCTTTAATGCCCAGATTTGCTCTTTGATTCGGGCAAGGTCTCCGCGCAAGACGGCCTCCTGTACATCCAGCATTCGCAGCCGGTCAAGATAGCCCAGCGCGTCCGCCCTTTCGGCAATGTCTGCCGTGGTGTCGCTATGGCCGCTACCGTGGGGCATCCCGCCGTATTCGATGCCATGCAGGCAACTCAACTCGCCCTCGATTTCCGCTCTCTCCGCCGCAATGGTGCGCAGCTTGGCCGGAATATCTGCTGCATACTCCAAAATCGTTCTTGCCTCATCAACTCGCATCTTCTGCGCCCTCCTGCGACTATCTTTTTATTGTTTTTTTGTTGAAGCAGCCTTTTTGGCCTCAAGTGCTGCCTTTCGGCGGGCCGCCTGCTTCTGCTTCACCTGCAAGCCCAGAGATTTCTTGAAATACTCCGGGAAGGGCTTTTTTCTTCCTCCGCTCATATTCTTCACTCCCTCTTCATTCCTCTTGCCAGTTTTTTCCATTCGTTGATTTCACTTTTGGTGTCTGGTGTGATAATTTCCGTAAATTTCCACCCTTTCGGCTCTGCAATGAGGTCGATGAACAGGCGGCGGCGGTAGATATAATCCCGCTGCTGCCGCCGGGTGAATTTTGACTTGATCTCGACCACCTCCACCGTACCGTCGGCATATTTCAGCACATAGTCTGCCGTATACCGGGCGGCAGGCAGTTTAACATTGCCATATTCCTTTGCAGGCAGCAGAGGAAAGGCAACGTGCGTCGTTGCCTTGAGAATCTTCCCGGACTGAATGCCAGGAACGATGACGCTCATGTAATACTCGTACTCGCCCCGGCTCTCGAAAGCCTTGCCCAACTTGCCCGCAGTCCGGGCGGCATCCGGTATAGCCTGCGGAGAGACACACTTTCCCCGGCTTCTTGCTGCGATCTGTGCTTCTGCCTGCGCCCGGTAGCGCGGCGGCAGGTCTTCCAGCTCCATTCTGGCGCTCATTGTTACCCCTTTCTGCTCAGAATCACATAGCATTGTGGCTCTGTGACTTCCCAGCCATCTTCTCTCTGTTGTTCAGACTGGTGCAGCTCTTCCGGGTCATAGACCACGCATTTTTCCAGCGTCCAGCCCGGGAAGCGTGTTCCCCACCAGTAGGCGTCATTCTGCATATCGCCGCAAGCTGTGTGCAACTGCTTCCGACTCCACTTGGTGTCATTCGGCGGCTGCTCCACGGGCAGCTTCAAATTTTTGCTTTCCACGCAGATACGCTCTTTGTGGCCGTAGATGTAGCCCACTGTGCCGTGCTTGCCCTGTGTGGTCCCGTCATTGCCCAGCAGCTTCTTCATGTCAATGCGGTCCGCGTTCATCGTCCCCAGTGGCTCGTACTCATTCGTGCCAGGAATGCGCCGCCGCCAGAGGTCTTCCAGCATCTCGCGGAACTCACGGCGTTCGCTCTGTCCCATGCCCATGCATTCCACGAACCCATGCATATGTAACCGGCCAGCTTCGCCCTTACGGACTGCCCACAGCATCACGCGGATTTTGTCCCGGCTCACGCCAAAGCGCTTACACGTCGCCGCGATCACCCGGCGCTTGTAGTTCACGACTTCCCGCTTGCAGGCCAGAATGTCGTCTGGCAGAAATGCTTCTTCGAAGGTTCCCGTGAGGAAAAATCCGTACTTGTCGAAATTTGCAATGGCCTTCCTCTGTTTTTGGCGCAGCGAAGACATCTTATTTCTGGACTTCTGGTCTGTGCTGGACTCCTTCTGTTTCTTTCCTCTTGCTTTGTGCTCCTGCGGAGTGATAGCGTAGAGACCCACAGCCATATAACTATCGCCACAGAGGATTTTCTTTTCTCTGATATAGTTTCTGCGCATCCCCTTCACCATCCTGCTCCGGTCAACTTCCTGTGTTATTTTCTTTTCTGCGAACCATTACAGCCACAGAATTAACGGGTATACAAGCCCCCTAAGAGAGGACTTTCACCTCATCATGTTCTTGGGGCGCTTTGTCATCACTGTAAAACAAAGCTGTTAAGATACGGCAACATTTCACCGCCGCAGGTGGATGCGAACAGCTTAAAGTTCTGCTCGAACACATGGTAGTAAAGCACATTGCTCACTTTCTTTGAGCCGATGTCGCGTTGCTCCTTAACCATCCTGTTTACTTGGTTGCGGGAGAGTCCCTTTGCCATAAGCAGTTTTTTGAGGCGCTTAGTTGTCATACTCGCTTCTCCTTTCGTAAAATTCGCAGCTATCCTCCGGGTCTGTATCCTCCGTGCCTTTCGGCGACAGGTAGTTGTAGCAGAACCAGCTTTTTGCATCGTGCCAGTAGCAGGTACAGCAGGTGTTTTCAGGTTCCATGTCGGCCTCCTTCATAGAAGCGCCCCATTGTTTCCCGGTACACTTTGTAGCACTCCGGGCATAAATCCCCGACGCCAAAGAAGTTTCTCGCCTCAATCGCCCAGCCATCCAATGCCTTTTGGTCAAACAGGCCGTCATCGAACCGTTCTGCAAATACCTGTTTCCTGCATCGATTACAGATGAACATTGCGCCGTTTCGTCTCATTTCCGGCCTCCTGTTTTTCATTGAGCTTCACCACCGGCTGCGGCTGATCGGAGCGATTGAGCGGCGGGTCAAACCTCACATTTGTCCAGTCGCCCTCCGGCTTGTCGTGCCACGCCAGCGCATGGCGGATACCCAGCCAGACCGTTTCCGCGCGGTATGGAATGCACATACCGTCTTCGATGAGCGGATGACAGGCAAACATTTGATATGCTCTGTCCATGTCATCCTGCATCATGTTCCGGTTTTCCAACGCCCGGTAAAAATCTTCTTTTTCGTCCTCTGCATTTTCGAATCGTTTTGCGCCCATATCAGCATAGTGCTTCGCCATGCAGAGGTCTTCAGCCAGATCATAAAACTGGCCCATGTGCAGACGCAAGTACATCTCACAAGCGGCCTGCACAGCTTCCGCCACCGGGCGGCTCATCGTAACAGTGACGGTTTCAACTTCTGCCGGGGCATTATTTTTCTTGCCCATGCTGCCACCTCAAATTTTGACCGGCGGTGCGCCGTATCCATCACGAACCACCACGCCGTCCTCTTCATTGATAAACATCATGGTCTTAAACGGAAAATTGGCAGTCGGAATACCTGCTTCATGCGCAGCGACGAACAGCACCTTACACGGCTCGTAGTCACAGCAAATTGAAAAGCGCGTCCTTTTCTTTGCTTCTTCTTCAATTTCTCTTGCCAGTGCTTTCTTGAAAACGTCGGTCTGCTTTTTTGAGATTTTCTTCGTTCTCGAGTCTGCAAGAAGACACGTCACAATAGATGTATAGCCGTTGTCTCCATTGCTGTGCGGCTGATTGGCAGTCACTTTTTCTACCCACCAGTTGACAGCTTTTTCGATGATTTCTTTTTTCAAGATCATGCCGATTTTCCCGCCTTTCTTTTCCAGCGCCGCTGGCTTCGTTCCAGCTTGCAAATCATCGCGGCTAGCCGAATCGCCTGCGCGGCCATCTGGACGGCCTGCGACTGTGCTTCCTTCAAGTCCTCTTTCGGAATGTCCCGCCCAAAGCGCGCCTCATTCCAAAGGCGCTGCTCTACATACCGATCCAGCATATAGCGCTCGGTCTCCACTCCGGCCAGCGCCGCCCGGACTTTCGCCCAGCCCTCGTAGGCGCTGGCGAACAGCGGGAAATCCTCATTCACGGTCGCCAGCTCTTTTTTGACCAGTAGGCGCACATCTTTTTCTACCGTTACCATGGCGCACTCTCCTTGATGAATTTCTCCATCATCTCTCTGTACCTACTCTCGTAGACTATGCGGCAGTCCGGGCAAAGCGCCGTTTCCTTACCATCAATGCCGGGAATTGTGATCCACTCTTTGGCGATTTTGTCTTTTTCGGCCTTGCTCATGCTGCCATCGAGAACAAACCGCTCAAAGCCGCACCTATCGCAGCGATACCTAACTCCGGTTTTAATCATCAGCCTCCTCCTCTTTCTTCTCCGACTGCTGGCATTCCAACATATTTGCAAGGATTTCGCTGAGGTCATCCGTAGTCGCACCGCCCAGCTTTGCGGGAAGGATGAGAGCGCGAAGGTACATTCCATCCTTTACCGCATAAACCGGCGTACCGTTTCGCCGATTTCCCCATCTCACGCAGATAGCGGCATATTCTTTGGTCAGCTCGCTTTCTACCGGCCCGAGCAGCGCTGTGCGGATAAAGCCGATGGTCCCGCTGGGGTGACGCAGAGCAATATACTCTTCTCCGTTGACGACAATGCGGGTATTCAGCTTATCCACTGGCTCTTCATTATCCGGGTCGTCAGCCAGCGACACGCCATAGTAGATGTTGTTCGCCGCTCTTTCCTCCTCAAAGAAGATGTCCTCCGTCTTCTTCGCGGGAATGCTCAGCATTGCGGCCAGCTCGCTTTTGTTCTGTGCCTTGGGGTATCCATCCATGTTGTACACAGCATGGCCGGTGCTGATAAACCGATGCCCATTCGCTGCCGTAATCTGGCTGCAACGGCCGCAGTTCTTGATGATTGATGCCAGTGCTGAAAGTTTCATTTTGCTCCCATCCTTTCTTTATAAAGTTCATAATCCTCCACGAACTCCGGGTAATTCCCGTTTACGGCCAGTCGTGCAAGATCAACCGCTATTCCTACACTCGACGCTTCAAGCCTGTAAGTAAGCGCCGTGGGATACCCCGTGTAGGAATCCACGCCATAGAGGGTTACATCGTACTTGTCCATCATGCTCTCCTTATTCATCAAAGAAAATAATCCAGAGAAAGCGAGCGATTATTCCTACCACGAGGGCAACCAGAGCGCCAAATCCGATTACTGCCATCCATGCAAATACTTTCAATGCCAGTCCTATTTTTCTTCTCCCTTCATTCTGATTCTTCGGTGGGCATCTCCGGGCTTGAACCGGTCGGGGCCTGTCCCTATGCTCATATAAAAAGAGCCGCCGCGCGGGCGGCCCCTGCCAAATACCAAGGATTCAGTCTAAGTCGATGGGCATTTCATCGACTTCCTCAACATCGCCGATGTCGATTTGCTTGTAAACTGTCGCGTCGTCTCCGAATTTTTCTTCGGCCTCTTCTTTGCTGTCTGCCTGAACATAGGCAAACCCAGAAAACGGAACTTTGTAGCCATGCTCATGAATGACATACTGCGTTTTGCTCATCTTTAATCTCCTATCTCATCGCCCCATGCGTCCCACCCGGGGACACGCTGGCGGGCAAACAGCTCTATTCTTGGGACGTCTCCCAGCAGCTCGACGATCCTGCGGCGCGTCTCATCCGGCTTTATACTGTGCTCCATGACCGGCGCTTCGATGATTTGATGCACTGCATGGCTCTTGATCTGCTCAGAAGCTCTAAAGTCCGGCGTCACACCCAGCAGGCAAATTTCTGCGTTTGCCCGGGTATAGGCACCCATTCCCCAAAACGGGGTATCACTCTTCCGATTTTTCTTAACCCAGACAAAGGCGGCTGTCTTATATGTAAAGCCCCATGTCTCCATGACGCGGAGTGCATCGGCGATTTGCGGAAACGTGGCCCACATAAAAAGTGCGCAGCCCTGCCCCCCCCCCCCCCCAACAACTTTCGAAACCGCTCC